GTTCCCTGGTCGTCTTAATCCACCGTGTTAAACTTTGAGATGCCAGGTATATGGATGGTCTTGACGCCATTGGGGCACTTTGGCCCATTGCATTAGGGTTTGTAACTCTAGTGATTGTGCTGGCTAAAATGCACGCAGATATCGAGCAGATTAAGGAAAAAGTAAAAACCTTGTTTGACCTGTGGAACAGGAAAGACAAATAAATTGAAAACTAAAGGAGACTTATAATGGCTAAAAATGAAAACAAAACCATTACTGTCAATGATGTAGAACACAACATTGAAGACTTAAATGAGCAGCAGATTGCTATGGTCAACCACATAGCAGACCTGGACAAGAAGCTGGGCAGTCTTGGCTTTAACATGGATCAGCTAAAAGTAGGCCGAGAGGCTTTTGTGACCATGTTGACCAGCTCTTTAAGTGAAGATGATGAGGCGACTGAAGCCTCTCACTAGGAGGAGAAATGTCAGAAAATATTGTGAGGGTGCCTACCTGGGCGATTCCTTTGATTGTTAGTCTTTTTATAGGCGCGGCGTCCTATGGTGCTGCCCAGGCAAATGCTGAGACAACTCAGAAAGAGCTTGATCGCGTGGAAAAGATTGTTATTGAGACAAGCAAGAAAAGCGTCGAAAATGGCACATCTACCAAGCTCAATGAGCAGGCTATTAAGAGCATAACGAAAAATTTGACAGAGATGCAGGAGACGGCAAAGTCCTCTGATGCAAAACTTCAAAAGCTGGTGGAGCTGCTTATCGCACAAAGCCAGAAGTAAAAGGTTGCGATTTAAGGACCTTTAATCTTCTTGGTGGAGTACACGATACCACCGAGCGAAAGCTCCGAGCTATACATTGGTTTAGGTATAACATTGGAAAATGCAGCCCCAGCAGGTCGGTATATATTTATAATAGGCTGGCTGTGACTCTTGGGGTCTCTTTAGATGTAGAGACTCGCGCCTGGTCAAACAGGATATGGGAATCCAAAGAGCAAGATTCCTATGTGATGGAGTTTACTGATTTCTTTTGTGTAAGCGAGCCTAAGAGGACGGTATGTTATCCCGATATGTTTGTAACCAAGGGAATAGATCTTTCGACAATAAAGGCAGGTGACGGAGAGGAGGAGGACAGCCCTCGAATAGGATTGCCGGCACAAACACCATTAGACTAAAGTGAAATAAATTATTATGGCCACAATAAAAGAGACAATATCCCGAATCGAAAAACATGAAGCTGAATGCACGATTAGGTATGAAAATATTGAACGCAGGCTTGATGGTGGCAGTAAGCGATTTGACAAATTAGAGCGAATGCTCTGGGGGATATACCCAACAATCATAGCGGTTTTTGCCGTGTCTAAGTGGATGGGATAATGTTAGATAAACTGATTGGACCCGTAACCGGCCTCTTAGATAAATTTATTGAGGATAAAGACCAGGCTAACGCCCTAGCTCACGAGATTACAACCCTGGCGTCCAAGCAGGCATTAGAAATTAACAAGGCGCAGCTGGAAGTCAATAAGGTAGAAGCTGCCCATAAAAGCCTTTTTGTAGCTGGATGGCGCCCATTTGTTGGCTGGATTTGCGGAATTGGTCTTTTATACAATGTGATCCTGGCCCAGGTGCTTGGCATTTGGTTTGATGTGCCAGAAGTTGACCCATCTCTTCTCACCCCCGTCCTTATGGGCATGCTCGGCATGGGAGCCATGCGCTCCTACGAGAAGACAAAAAATGTAGCGCGAGAAAAATAGCTACTATCTTGGTTGCCTGATAGATGATTATATACGCCCAGCTCGTTCGGCTGTACAATGTTGTCAATAATTGCATAAAACAGCATAAGCGCCAGGAGATACCAGATATTATGAAAACAAGCGGAGAAGGTGTTGCCTTAATAAAAAAGTTTGAGGGCTGCGAGCTGGGAGCATACCAGTGCAGCGCAGACGTTTGGACTATAGGCTATGGCCATACGAGGGGAGTAAGTGAAGGCGATACTTGCACCAAGGACGATGCTGAGAAGATCCTCATAGATGACCTGGTAGAATTCGAGGGTTATGTCAACGACCTGGTAGATACTGAGCTCACGCAAAATCAATTTGACGCCCTGGTAGCCTGGACATTTAACCTGGGCCCAACTAATTTAAAATCCTCTACTCTTCTTACCAGGCTAAACTCTGGAGACCTGGATGACGTTCCTCACCAGCTAAAACGCTGGAATAAGGCCAGTGGCAAGGTCCTGGATGGCCTGGTACGGCGAAGAGAGGCTGAGGCCCTTCTTTGGCTTAATGAAGAATGGTGCCATGTCTAATATAGACTTCAAAGACTTCGACGTTCTTTCCGAAGCTGAGCAGACAGAAGCCATGGCTCTATTGAGCCGATATCAGAGACTTGAAAAGCAAGATCACTGTCAAAGCGACTTTATTAATTTTGTGAAGCATATGTGGCCTGAGTGTATCCTGGGTCGGCACCATAAGATTATCGGTGAGAAGTTTAACCGTATTGCTGATGGCAAGCTCAAGCGTTTAATTGTTTGCTTGCCCCCCAGGCATTCCAAGTCCGAGTTTGCCTCTACATTCTTCCCAGCCTGGATGATGGGCCGCAGGGGAGATCTCAAGATCATTCAGACAACCCACACCGCTGAGCTTGCGGTACGGTTTGGTCGAAAAGTCAGAAACCTTATTGATAGCGAAGACTATCAGCATGTCTTTCCTGATTTAAAATTACAATCAGACAACAAGTCTGCAGGAAGATGGACCACTAACCAGGAAGGTGAATCCTTCTATGCGGGTGTTGGTGGCGCCATTACTGGTCGTGGTGCTGACCTTCTAATTATTGATGACCCTCACTCTGAGCAGGACGCCCTCTCGCCCACATCCATGGATGCAGCCTATGAGTGGTATACGTCCGGTCCTCGGCAGCGTTTGCAGCCAGGCGGGATTATTATTATTGTTATGACCAGGTGGAGCACTAAGGACCTGGTTGGAAAGGTGCTTTCACGCCAGGGCGAAGAGCATGCCGATCAGTGGGAGGTTGTTGAATTTCCTGCGATCATGCCTGAGTCAGAAGAACCTTTATGGCCTGAGTTTTGGAAGAAAGAAGAGCTGCTTTCAGTGAAGGCTTCTCTGCCGATTAGCAAGTGGAATGCTCAGTGGATGCAGCAGCCCACTGCCCAGAGTGGTGCTATTGTAAAAAGAGAGTGGTGGAAAATGTGGGAGGAGGATCGCGTTCCTGCTTACAGTTATGTCATTCAATCTTACGATACTGCGTTCTCAGCCAAGGAAACAGCTGACTATTCAGCCATTACTACCTGGGCAGTTTTTGAGCCAGAGCCTGATGGTCCAGAGGCAATTATGCTGCTGGATGCGAAGCGTGTTCGCTTAGACTTTCCAGAATTGAAAAGATTAGCGTATGATGAGTATAAATATTGGGAACCGGACTGTGTTTTGATTGAGGCAAAGGCTAGTGGTACACCCTTAACGCAAGAGTTGCGTCGAATGGGAATACCTGTTATGGCATATACACCGAGCCGTGGTCAAGATAAAATAGCAAGAATGAATTCAGTGGCGCCTATTTTTGAATCAGGAATGGTGTGGGCACCCGAAGAAGGCTTTGCAGAAGAAGTGATAGAAGAAATGGCAGCCTTTCCGTTTGGTGAGCACGATGACTTTTGTGACAGTGCTACAATGGCATTGATGCGGTTTAGGCAGGGCGGATTCCTAAACCTGGAGACTGATTATAAAGACGAGGCCCAATTCTTAAAAAGAGATAGGGTGGTATATTACTAATGGCGATTGAAAAAAGAAATTTAGGCACCGAAGATGATGGCGACATTATCCAGCTAGGTTCTGGTATGGAAGTTATGCAGGAGCCTTCTCGCCAGGATCTAATAGAAAATGCAGCCCAGGTATTGGTCACAGAAAAAGATATCCTGATTGATGATGAGATTGATGCGGTAGATGAAGCACCGCAGGTAGATTTCAACGTCAACCTGGTTGATTACTTAGATTCTGGAGAGCTAAGCTCCCTGGCTGGAGACGTTCTCGAATCTATCAAGGCTGATAAAGAGTCCAGGTCAGACTGGGAGAAGACTTATACTGACGGGTTAAAGTACCTGGGTATGAAGTTTGATGATGCTAGATCCACGCCTTTCCAGGGCAGCTCTGGTGTTATTCACCCAATCCTTGCCGAGGCCGTAACTCAATTCCAGGCCCAGGCTTATAAAGAGTTACTTCCAGCAAAAGGTCCGGTTAAGACCGAGATCATGGGCGCCAGGACTGCTGAGGTTGAATCTCAGGCTGAGCGCGTTCAGGAGTTTATGAATTTCTACATCATGAACGTGATGAAGGAATATGACCCTGAGCTAGATATGCTGTTGTTCTATTTGCCCCTGGCAGGTAGCGCATTTAAGAAAGTTTATTACGACACGGTTCAGAATCGTGCATTGTCAAAATTCATTATGCCCCAGGACTTAATTGTCCCTTATGAAGCCACAGATTTAAGCTCAGCTGAGCGCGTCACGCATGTAATCAACATGTCCAGGAATGAGATTAAGAAGCAGCAGCTCTCTGGATTCTATGCGGATGTAGAGCTCAAGGGCGGCGGGCAGCACTTCAGTCGCAGTGAGATTGAGGAGCAGATTGACGAAATTGAGGGCATGGCTCCAAGTTACCAGGAAGATCGAGATCATGTTGTCTATGAGACTCATTGCGTCCTGGATATACCAGGCTTTGAAGACATTGGAGAAGATGGCGAAGAGACTGGTTTAAAACTACCTTATATTGTTACGATTGATGAGGGAAGTCAGCAGGTTCTGTCTATCAGAAGAAACTACCTGGAAGACGACCCGTCTAAAGATAAGATTAATTTCTTTGTTCAGTACAAGTTTTTACCTGGCTTAGGCTTTTATGGCTTAGGTCTCAGCCATATGATTGGTGGCATATCTAAAGCCTCCACATCTATTCTCCGCCAGCTTATTGATGCCGGCACCCTGGCTAACTTACCTGCAGGCTTTAAGGCTCGCGGGATGAGAATCAGGGATGAGGACAATCCGCTGCAGCCTGGTGAGTTTAGAGATATTGACACTACCGGCGCGTCCTTGAAAGACAACCTGATACCATTGCCAATTAAAGAACCCAGCAGCGTACTGCAGGGAATGTTGGCCATGTTGGTTGATTCAGGTAAGCGATTTGCCAGCATTGGAGATATGAACATTGGTGATGCTAACCAGGCTATGCCGGTTGGCACTACAGTAGCTCTTCTGGAGCGCGGCACTAAGGTTATGTCTGCGATCCACAAGCGGCTGCATTACTCGCAGCGCTTAGAGTTTAATTTACTTGCAAAAGTTTTTGGGGAGTATCTGCCTCCTAGCTATCCTTATGATAATGGTAGCGGGCCCCAGGAGATAAAAGGACAAGACTTTGATGGACGGATAGATATTATCCCTGTCAGTGATCCCAATATCTTCAGTCAGAGCCAGAGAATAACCTTGGCTCAAGAGCTCTTAACTATGGTTCAGAGCAATCCGCAGATACATGGTCCCAATGGTATCTATGAGGCTTATCGCCGAATGTATGCCGCCCTGGGTGTTGATAACATAGACTCACTGCTTACTCCTCCCCCTGTGCCACAGCCGCCTCAACCGGTGGATGCTGGCATGGAGAACAGTGGCTTTATGATGGGGCAACCTGCTAACGCATTTCCGCCCCAGAATCACCAGGCGCATATTGAGGCGCATAAGTCTCTCTTTATGACTGAGATTGTGAAAACAACTCCGCAGCTCCAGGGCGGGATTATTTCTCACATGATGCAGCACCTGCAGTTTATGGCAAATGATGCGGCTCAGGAGCAAATGCCTCCAGAAGTGCAGCAGCAGGTTCAAGAGATGCAGCAGCAAGCTCAATCTGGCCAGGTTCCGCCTGACCAGGTAGCAGCTATGCAGGCAGATATTCAAATGATGCAAGAGCAGTACAGCGCCCCGATTATGGCGCAGCTTACGCAAGAGTTGCTTGCCTCTATGGATACGGGATCGGAGACAGATCCTTTGGTTGCCATTAGGCAGCAAGAGTTACAGTTGAGAAACAAAGAGATAGACCAGGATTCTGAGCAGTTTGACATG